GTTGTAGTTACGGGTGTTGCAGTAGTAGTAGTTGTAGTTGCAGGTGCTGCAGTTGTAGTAGTTGTAGTCTCTGGCACAAAGGTTGGGAAGTAAGGGAAGTAAGGGAAATAAGGTGGGAAGAATGGGAATGATGGAGGTGCTACCTGAGTCGCAATAGAACGACTTGCAGTTGCTAATTGCTGATTGCTTGAATCTCTTGCAACAACAAAAACAGTATAGTTAGTATTTGGAGTAAGACTATTAAATGTTGCTGATGTTGAAGTTGTAGTAGTTGCAGGATATGAAACGTTATCATCAGCATAATTAATACGATAGTTTGTTGTTCCTACTGGTGGGTTAGACCATGAAAATGTTATACTAGTTACATCTGAAGATATGCTTGTTATATCAAAATTAGCTGGTGCTGCTGTAGTAGTAGTTGTAGTTGTTGTAGTCGTAGGCGCTGCAGTTGTAGTGGTAGTTGTTTCAGGAGCTGCTGTTGTAGTAGTGGTGGTGCCAGGTGCTGAAGTAGTAGTAGTGGTTGTAGAACAACCAGGAATTGGTGTAAGAGATACTCCACCTTGCTCACTGTTAGGAATTCCTGGGTCAGATACTGACTGACAGTATTGGTTTGCAAGAGTAACTGCTTCTTGAGTTGATGAAGCAACAACTGAACCACACTGTCCATCTTGACATCTAAAGTAATAGGTATTTTGTGTGCCAGGTGCTGCAGTAGTCGTAGTCGTTGTTGTTCCAGGTGCTGGTGTAGTAGTGGTAGTTGTGGTAGTGCCAGGAGCTGCTGTTGTAGTTGTGGTAGTTGTTGTGGTTGTAGGAGCAGTTCCAGAAATATTAATATACATTGAGTGTATTGTTCTCCAATCACCACCTATTCCATTATTATTATAAACAATTAAAACATCCCCCTTTATTGCTGATGGATAAAGTAGTATGTTTGTGTTTGATCCTTGAATATCTTCAAAACGACCAAGTGATGTAGTAAACATATTTCTTAATCCACCTGAGCGATAAGAGCTTAGTACTGCATTATCACTTGATGGTAAGGTTGCTGTTGTTGGATCACCCGTAAAACTTGCAGATTTAGCAACTTCAACCTGTCTTGTACTATCACCTAAAAATATTCTTTTAGGGTCAGAAACGCCGACCCCAGGAACCGTATCTGTATACAATATACTGCTTGAATCACTACTGCTTGAATCATCATGTATTTGAAACTCTGTACCATTCAAACTTTTAATAGAGTACTGCCCAATCTGTATTCTTCCAGTACCTAATGTGATCTTTCCTTGACCAGCAGCCGTTATTCCCTCAGCATCAATTAACCATCCTTTTGTTAAGGTGTCACCAGTGTATGCTCCAAAACCACCACCCTCAATAGCTCTTATCTTTCCTTTAATTTCTGCACTAGCTGCGAACAAGTCTCCAGCTAAGTTTACGCTAAATGGTGCTGCTGCTATTTGAACTGAACTACTTACTCCATTAGTTGCATCTGCACCTCCCCAAAAAACAGCTGAAGTTTCATTTGCTGGACTATTAATACCTGATGTTTTGTTAGCAACATTATCATTGCTTATTGATATATATCCTTGAGCAGAGTTTAATGATATTGTTCCTTCTGGAACTTCAGGGGTACCTTTAACTTTTTTAATTTCATTTGCATTGATGGTCCATCCACCAATGTTTGCAGCAGTTGTAACAAATACAGATCCATCTGTAAGTGGCTCAGTCAGCATTGTTGTGTATCCACCTGACGCATTATATGCTGCTATTCCATCTGAATTAAATATTGTTCTGATTCCACTACTTGCTGAGCCTCCAATTCCTGGAGCATAAAGTGATCCACCATTTAATAAAACATTTCCAGTAAATGATCCACTTCTTGCGGTTATATCTCCATCAATTGCAAATGTTGTTCCATTCCAAGAAATATAGTTTGTTGTTGATCCACCAACTTTTAATGATGCTGATTGTGCTGAATCTATATACCAATAATTGTGTGCATTAAATACCAAACCTCTTTTACCAGTATCTACTCCATATCCAAACTTAAATGTTCCAGTGTCAGTTCCAGTTACTCCTGCTTGAAAGAATCCTGTGGTTGAGATATTTGTTCCTATAAAAGGAGTTCCACTAATTGCAACATTTGAACCAGCAATGTAAGAAGTAGATGTGTTATTATATTCGTCATATGTAGCAACTGCAATTTCATATGTCAGTCCCGTGCCCAAACCAGATAGCCTGTATGCAGTTCCAACTCCTGGTGAATCAGCATAAGAGTATGATGATGCTGGGCTTGTTATTGGTCTATATCTTATTCTGTATCCACGAATACCGCCAGTTGTAACGGAAGCCCAAGAAATATCTGCAAAACCATTAAACCCAATTGTTCCAGTAGTATCTAATCCACCTGTTGTTGTAACCGTTGCTACGTTTGCAGGTCCTTCTGTATCTACAGTTACAGGATCTGTGGGTGTTACTTTTTGTGCAGCACAAAAATCAGTATAGACTTCAGCATCTGATGAAAACCTTGCTTTAACCCACCTGGAGTTTGTGTTAAGTGTTATTATGTTGGCTGGAGAAATACTATTGAAATAAACTCTTGAGTATGTAACGCCTGTTGGTTCAGCAGATGCAGCTGATTCGTACTCAACAATATCAATAGCATCAAAAATAGATTCTGTTGGTATAGTGTATGCCACATTATATCCACTACGTGCAGCAGTAACTGTTATTACTGGAATTGGAAGATCAAGTACCCAAGCAGGTATTGAGGTATCACATACGCTATCTGCTTTATTATAAAAAGCATCTAATGCATAAACACATACTTTAGTAATATTAGTTCTAAAGACACCAAGTGTTGACTGATTTAAAGATCTGGTAAGAGTGACAGTTTGACCTGTCTGTGTTCTATTTACTGGAAATGAACCGTATGGTGTTTGTCTTACTAGTCCATTAGATGTGGTAATTTCTAAAAGAAATTCAGATACATCATAATTATCTGGATTGGAGTAGTCCCAGTTAAACGTAACTATTAAGTTTTCTCCAGAACCGCCATCTGACCATACTGCAGAAACATCTGTTACTGCTGTAGGTATTATTAAGTCAGCATCAACTTGTCTTGCTGGATTGTTATTTGTTCCAGTTACTGTTCTTGTTTGTTGAGCTCCAGCAATGCCTGTTCCTACTGCGCTACCAGATGCTATTAAACTTTTTCCTCCATCAATTAATGGAAGACCATCAAATCCGACAACCTCAATCTCAGCACCTTGTCGTGCTCTTGTTTGTCCAATCTTATCCCATGCTGCTCTAGGATCGTCAACACTTATTGGTACCGTTTGGTTTCTAGCAACCGACTTTGGACTCTTATAAACAGACTTAGGCGGTACTTTCGCCATTACTTTGGTCCTATAGCAATCCAGTTTATATCAAAAAATCTGTTTGGCTTTGGAGCAGTTGGCGTTGATCCAGTTTCATCTTCAAGAAATTCTCTTGACTTTACAACACGAGCTATAAAATGTTCAGGATCTGTTTCGGTAACAGTGCATACAAGACCAGCATTTCTGCTTGTAATTGTTGGAGGAGTTCCTGCTATAGCAGGTGTGAGTATTACAATAGGCTTTGCAGCAAAGCCAGATGTTCCACTTTCTGTATTATCAAAATATACCTTTTGATAAAACATATTGTTAGTGTGTAACATTAAATCCTTGTTGTCTCCTGTGGTATCAATCCTAATCTTTCCATAAATCATTTTTTGTGAACCGCTATTAAATTCTTCGTAAATTTCTTTTTCGCCATTCCAGTCTGGAGCTACAGATCCTTGGAGACCAAAGTTGTTTGTAATAGCAGAAAGAGTATCGCTGTGCTGATTAATAACGTTAATAACCTGTTGCCAGGCAGAAAGATCTATAATGTTTGGATCTGATATTTTAATATATGGCATTTTTATCTCCTGTCAATTAATTATACCACAAGCTGCTACTCTTGAATCCTTTTAAGATTTAAAGAGGTTGATAGCCCTTGGCTAAATTCATGATCTACTGAGTGTACTAGATATCTTTGGCCAACAATCCCGTTCAAAGAATAGGAGAGATTTACGATATCTCCTACTTGAATCAAAGGATTTCCAAATATATTTAAAGATACATTTTTAGAAAAACCTTCAATACCTCTTTGAACAACCTTTAACATTTTATATGCTGCCTGCTTAGACTGTATCCACTCTGAATCTAGCTGAACAGTTTCTGATAAGTTTGAATAGTCTATAATGCTCTCAATAATTTCTGGATCTGAAGGTGCAACAATTTCATGAGTCCATAGGTTTAGATTTACGGTAAGGTTGTTTACATCATCAGATTCTTTTTTAAGGTGAATCATATGTGGAGAACCATTAGCTATTGCCATCCTTCCTCTGAATCCAGTATTTAAAGGTGTTGAATATGCAAGTGAGTTATCATTAACTAACTTTTTCTGATATTGTTTTTTGTCTAATGGTTTATTCCCTGGAAAATATCTCATCATATATTCAACTGGAAGAACATCTACAGAAACTGCAGCTGGTGTTTCATACTGAACATCGTAATAGTTAATTCCAGAAACCTCTGGGGTTGTCTGCATAAGATATGTAGGAGACTTTGTATACAGTGGTTGTTTTTGAACAAGACCATTTAAAAATTCTCTATCTTGATAGAAGTAGCTTACGCTTCTTTCTTTTAGAGGTTTTACGGTAGCATGTATTTCTCTTAAAGTTGCTGGAGTGCCTGAATCTGGTGCCTCAGACAATCGTCCAGCATAAAATCCAAATTTTGTACCAGATGAAATACTGCCTGGTATTATTGGCCTTTGTCTCATTCCAGTGATATGGTTAACACCTGATGCCTCAAGGCCATTTGTTCCAGGAACCTGCCATTTAGTTATCTCAACATTATTAATAAATGCCAACATGCATGTTTTCGGTTCTTCAGTTGTTGCATTTTCTCCATCTTCACCATCTGTAATATAGTGAACAAGTTTTAAGTTAAAGCATTGGTCTGTGTCGTAAGAGTAAACGGTTTGATCTCCTTCACCAGTTTTTTTCAATACTTTAGAAAAGTTATTAATAATATTATTACATTCAGCAGTAACATTTGACTGGGCGACAATTGATGGATCTATGCTAAGCAACTGTAGGGTGTAATCATATTTTGGTGGATCATATATTTCTTCTGTTTTTGGATTAATTCTATTTAATCTCTTTAAATTTAAAAACCATGTTCCTGTTGTGTCAGTTGCACTTGTCATATTAAAAAATAAACCTGCTTCTGCGTTACCCTCTTCAGAAAAATTAAATTTAACAGAGTATGTTTTATAACCAATATCTGTCTGTGATGTTGAAAATATTAGTCCTTTTTGAAGTGCTAGTGGACTTACGGCAATGCTTTTTACATCTGGCATGTTAGGGTATAGCGTTTTGGTGTTAACTATTGATGTTGTGGGTGGTGTACTAGATATTTCAAAATCTTCATCTAAAGCTATCTTTGACAAACCTTTGCTTGCTAAGTCTGTTATTTTGTTATGTGCCCTAGGAACAGTTCCAAATAAACCACGCTCTACATTTGTAATTTTTCCTGTGGGGGTTACAAGAACATCGTAATCTGCAGATATAAAAGCTTCTCCTCCTGATACATATGTTCCTTCTTGTCTTCCTACCACCTTAAACGATGTTGGAGTTCTTTCACTAACAAAGCCCTGAATATTATATAAAGATGGAACAATACCAGTAATCATTACTTTGTCACCATTCTTAAATGTGTTTGCTGATGTATAAGTAATCTTAGTTCCATCTCCACTAGCAGATGTAATCTTAGCTGTTGAAACTCTAAGTCCTATTCCGTTTTCTTTAATAAACCTGTCTATCTGTGAAGATAGATCAATGTTATTTTTAATAGATATAAATCTATCTTTAGTGCTGTTAAGAGTTGACAGTTGGTATTCTTTATGTGTAAAAGAAACAATTTCATTGTCAATAAAAGCAAAGCCATCATTACTCATATTAAAAGTATGAAAAATATCTAGCAAATCATTATTATTAAGTTTAAATGTATTTGAGTCTTCAGCCATATCTGCATCAAGATAGTTAAAACCAACAGAGTCAGCAGTTTGTTGACTCCAAACAACGTCGTTGGATGTTGTGTATATAAAAGAAGGTGAATTTTTTATAGCAGCATCAGTTACATTTTGAAGAGAAGGAGACTGTTTAATTTTTGGTGTCTGATATCTTAAAGAAATCTTTCCTGGCTTAGCGTTGTTTGATATATTAAAACCGTTCTGCATAATGTTATTATCTAATAAAGAAATATTAGATCCTGAAGATGAAAGTATATCTTGCAAACTTAAAAATTTCATAATGCCATACTCATCAATATATGCACCAATTTGATAGGCTATAAATAATTCATTCAAACATTCCATAATGGTTGAATCTTTAGAGTTGCAGTAATAATAGTAAAGGTCTGCTGGAGAGTTTGAGCTGCCAAATATTCTATAAAGAGAGTCATAATCATAATCTGTAAACCCAGACAAGTCTAAAATATTGGTTATTATTTCAAATGGACTCTTTAAGTTTACAACGTAGTCTGCTACTGGTATTGATTGTAAATACCTGGAAATATCAAAGCATTGAACCGTAATATTCTGAATATCATTTTCAACCCAAGAGTCTGAATAAAAAACCCCTCCAGGAATATAGGTGTCTGATGATACCTGTGAGTTGGGTGATGCATATCCTTTAAGGTGAAAGTTTACATAAAACTTAATATTTTTTCTTAGCATGTTTGCTAATATTGTGGATGATTGATTACTTTGGCTAGAAAAAATTGGTACTATCGTTGACCCAATCATAGCAGGTATTCCAGACAAAGTAATTTGAGCATCGTTTGTATTTAAAGAAGAGATGGGTAGTAATTGATTGCTTGCATCTAAAGATTTACTTATAGATAGAGACTCAACAAAATCTGTTAAATCAATTTCAAGCCTTGGAGAAATTTCTACAACATGCATTCTTTGTAAATCAGATATTACATTTAATGAAGCTGAAGGAATTTCTGTTGGTGTTGATGTGCAGTTTACTGTATAGCTTATTGTTTGAGTAGCAGATGTTCCTTGTTGATTATCCTCAGAATAAACAGTTAGCTTTAGGCTATATGTTGTTCCACAATTTCCAAATCCAAGATAGGATTCTGTAGCTGAGTTTACATTGCTTGTCTTTATGCTTCCAATATCTGTTGAAGGGGACATTTCTATTTTATAAGATGATGCATTAGAGTAGCTAAACAAAGCCCAGATAGATTGCTTTTGTGCAGCAGTCAATGAAGAACATCTTCCAGTAATTGGACTGGCGCATTGAGCAGAAAATGAGTTAATTGTTGGTCCTGATGAAGATGGTGCTGGTTCTCCTGTTAAAGATAAAAACTCTGGGTTAGTTGTTTTATCTATTTGAGTTATAGTTATTTTACTAAATGATGTGGATATGGGCAATGTTCCAGAATCACTAAACTTCGGCATTGCTGACCAACGATCTCTGCTCCAACCTGATCCTGTCCAATATAGAATAAGCACTCCTGTGTCTTCCCTTACGCCACCATCTTCTTTAGATGAATTAGCAGCAAGGTTAATAGAGGTCAAACCATCTACTGTAATATTTGTTTCATCAATAGCTATATTAATAGTTGGCACAGTCATCAAGGTATTAAATTTAATGACTAGCTTGTTTGTCGTAATTGGCTTTTCATAGATAGCTGTGATACTTCTTGATGATTCATCTGAAACAAAATATCTGTATGGAGATATATCTGTTGGCAAAACACCTTTTAATGCTGGCACTGGTTTAGAAGCAAGGAAAAACTTTGGATTTTGTAAGATTGGGCTTACTGGAAAATATGTAGGAGTTGTATATCCACTAATTACTGAAGATGTAATCTTTCTAAATTCAGATGGGAAAGCAGCTTTTATATCTCCTGATCCTACATACGATTCTCCTGGTCTAAAATATGTAAATGGCATTTCTGTTGGAAATAAAGAATGGTTTTGATAATCAAAATAAGTGGTAGCATATACTTTAGGTTCTGTAAAATATACCGTTGGACTATTCTCTGTACCACTTATAGAGTTGGCTGCAATAGTGTATACAAAGCCTGTAAAGGTATCATCAGGGCCTTGTGAGCCTACGTAGGTAATAACCTTTGTCCATCCTAAAGAGTCTGCCTCAACCTGCTCAGAGCCGTATTCAAGATCTGTGCCTCTTCCTGATGCATTGATCATTACTGGAATAGCACTGTTAGTTTTTACGTAAGTAATTACCTTGTATGCTGAGCTAGATCCACCAGATATAGTATATGATCGCTTTCCTTTACTAATCATATCCGCTGGTTCTGCTTCGGTTTTAATAGATTTATTAATACTGCCAAGATCAAAGCCTGAAGAGTTAAATGCAGAAACAGTTACAGTGTATGATGTGTTTGGTGAGAGTCCATTAAATACATGACTTGTTCCTGTTGCTCGTATGGCAAGTTGACTATTTAGTTGAACCGTGTAAAATATAGTTGCAGATGGTGCATTAGACCAAGAAAAGTCAATGCTTGTTGTTGTTATGGTTGTAGGTGTTATAGAAAAAGTTGTAGGTGCTGCTGTAGTTGTTGTGGTAGTTGTAGTTGTAGCAGCAGGTGCTGACATAGCAAAACTTTTGGTAATAAAGCCAGGCTTAAGCGTGGGTGTGACATCTGTTGGTAAAGGAGATATTGCGGCTATGTCTAGTTCATCACCATTTCCAGCGGTAGTAATGTATGGAGCATTAAATAAATTATGATTCCACTCCGCAGAAACTACTGGTGTCAAGGTTATTGAGTCTGAGCCTGTAAAGACTGAAGAGCTGACATTACTTAGCATTATATCTCCGTAAAGTCAATGCTCATACTAACGTAGTCTGACACCTTTGTTCTGTTAATAATGCTTTTAGAAAAATTGCTCATAAATACATTATATACCTCAAACCCAGTTTGTGCAGTCACAAAGTTACCTGATGAATTAAGCTCAGAGGCAACAACCTTTAACCAAACAGGAGAACCAACATTGGATCTATAAAATGATTCAATCCAAGCAGCACCATGATTTAAATCAGCTGTCTCAGATGTTTTTGATGGAACATAATTCCAAGAAACTGATATAGTATTTTTTTGAGCAACGACATATTTTTTCATTCTGCCATTAGCCATTCTAGCCTGGGTTTCAATAATCTCTGTAGAAATATCAATTGGATCTCTATTATGGTCTGTAAGTTTTTGCCAATTAACATTATCCAAGGACACCTGTATCCCTGCTTCAAGTAAGTACGCCATTATGAACCAACCTTATTACTCTTATTATTCTTGCTTATTTCTAGCTTTAGCTTTCTCATAACTTCATTTGCTACAATTTCTGGGTTTGCATTATTACTTGTTACTGGCATATTTATATTATACACTGTACCGCCAGAGTTTGCGCCAACTGTTGCGGTACCGTTATTAATTGCATCCATTGTCTTAACACCATAATCTCTTACAGATGATGCCTTAACAACATATTCTCCATTTGAAACTCTAATTGATCCTCCACCAGCATATCCTAGTGATGCTCTGATTGAATCTGATGTGCCTGTTCCTGGACCCTTAATAAGTCCACCAGTTGCAAGCCTTGGAACTTGTTTTGATAAAGTTTTAAGAAGCTCAACTTTAGGTAGATTTTGAATATGAGTTCTGATTAAGTTATACATCTCTTGAGCTTTTAACATTCTTTCTAATATAAGCTCAGCATCACTTCCCCAGTTTTGTGGAATTGCATCTTGAGCCACAAATCTAGAAGATCCATCCATTGTAATGTAAGGTGCAGCATCTTTAAGTACCTGAGATACAGATGCTTCAGTCCACTCTTTTTTTCCTCCCAACCTAAGGCTTAACTGTTCACTATTTAATAGCTGTGCCATTTTAGCTGAGTCCGCTAATGGAACTCCAAAGACTGCTTTAGGTGATTCAACCTTCCATGGTTCTCCTGGTGCATACATCTTCCATGGTGAAAGTCCACGAATAGCTCCTGGATCAACATCATATTGATACTCATCTGCCTTAGCCATTCCAGTAAATACGCTTTTCTCTTTAGCAAGTCGTTCTCCAATAACGATTGCCATTTCATCTTTTAAACCTCCAAGACCAAGGACTTGTGGTATTTCATGAGGATATAGTTCAACATAGTATGCTCCACGAGATTCTGGTATTTGTCCACCAAAAATACGCTGTGATCCGCTGTCAAGCTCTTCTTGAGTTACATTGCTTGTGCGACCACGAGCATATGAATATGCCATACCCTTATCTAATGTGTAGTATCCAGCTGCAGCTGGTTCACCATCTTTATTCTTTAGCGGAGATCCGTATAGGTCATACTTCCAAAATTTTATTTTTTCTCCTGGAGTAAGTCCGTGTTGTTCTGCATAAATCTGATTAACTAATCTAGTAAACTCAGTTGGTCTATCAAAGGAAGTCATGCCTCCGCCTGCATAGTTACTTGCTTGCTTGCTTGATGTCATTCCACCTGGAAGAGTTGCAGCAACTGCCTTATAGAATTCGTAACGTGTTAATGCTTTTCCAGCATAATTAGGAGTAAAGGGACCATGAAGAGAATCAGCAGATTGAATAAGAAAAGGACTAAAAGGTTGAAGTCTATCAAAATCTTCTGGAAGTGGTGCTGTAGCCTTTTGTTCATGTCTTTTTCCTTTAGCATCATACCAAGCTTTTCTTATATATCCTCTACGTATTAATTCATCATAAACTTTGTCAAACTTTAGTCTAAGAGCTGCTCCATAATCTGAGTCATCCATAAGTGGTGTTTCACGACGTACGTAATTGTTTGTGCCATATATCCTATCAAACTCATCTGATTGTCTTTGTTCTCCTATTGAAAACTTTTTAGTGGTGGTGTTATTCTCACCTGGGCGAGGAGTCATAACGTCATTTTCATGAAGTGTTTCAAAAGCTCTTGTATCTGTTACATATCCTGAAAATTTCTTATGAGAAGGGCTCTTTAATCCAACAGAAGCCAGTTTCTGTGCCTTAAACGTATCCCAGTCTAACGCTTCGTCTCCGAATTGTTTATAGTACCAGTTATATCCGCTATCTAGTTCATTGTTTGTTACTGATGGAACACCAACAAGACTAGATTTTTTACCAGCAAGGTAGGCTATCATTCTTCTTTGTTTTAGTGATAGTTTATCTATGATTGTTGGAACGTTTACCACTGGAGATTGTGAAGGTTTGTTTGATTCCCACGGCCATTTGGTCACGTCATCTGCAAGTGGGTCAATTTCTTCAAATGTTGAAAATTGTGGAGCTCCCTCTCTTGCTTCCATATTCCTTCCTAAGAAGTTTGGAGCATATCTTCCAGCTGCATTGGCTACGCTCATTGCTGAAGCAAACATATCGTCAACAAGTGCTTTGGAAACATCATCAGAGGTTCTTGCTACTGGTATTTGGTTTTCTATTGTATTGACTGAGCCTGCAAAAGTTTTTGATCCCATTGAACCAGAAAGGCTTTTTTCTACTGCAGAACCAGCTAATTTTTGAGAACTTGATGTTAGTGGTTTAACAGGAGTAGAAAATCCCATTACAGGGTTAGGTGGAGCAATACCAATAAGTGCTGCAGATACTATATTTTGACCTAGCTTTGTAGTAACAGCCTTTTGTATTCCCTTTGGAAGAAGATTTATTAGAGGACCCAGTATAGCTGAACCTGCAAAAGCTTGAAGAACATTTATACCAGATTGTTTAAAACTCATAGCATCTAATTCTTTTTTAGCATTAAAGCCTTCGGCTTTTGCAGCTGTCCCGCCCTTAACTCCAAACTGAGATCCTGATTTTCCAAGCCCAATTAGTCCTTCAATTAATCCAAATCCAGCACCACTAAGAAGTCCTGGAAGACCAAAGCTAACTCCAGATGCTGCGCCTTGAGGTATGCTGTATAGTGCTCGTGCAATTGCTTTTGACCATTTATGAATCCCAGATGAGTTTTCATTTGCTCCATGCTTAAGGCTTAGCCACTTTTCTCCCTCTTCCATGGCCTGCCAAATTCCTCCAGAGATTCCAAACTTTCCCATTGTTTTTATCATAGAACCAAATTTAGCTAAGCCACCATCAGCAAATGCTGGAACTCCATTTTTAAATCTTTGCATTAAACCACCATTTGCAAATTTACCAGAGTTAAGTGCATCCATTGTTCCAACGCCATATTTTTTAACGGAGTCTGCTTTAATAACGTATTCACCATTTGAAAGGTATGCTGGTATGGAATCAGAAGTTGCAGTTCCTCTTCCAAGAACCTTTCCGCCCTTTGCCAACTTAGGACCTTTAAAGCTTGAAAGTATAGATGCTTTATCCGAAAATAAATTCTTTGGCTTAATTATACCTTTTTCAAGTAAACGTTTAACCAGATCATCTGTACCGTTGATATTGAAGCTTTTATGATGTAAATCTACTCCTCTTAAAAATGCTTTAAGTTCCCACGGCCTCTTGAATACGTCAGGTAAAGGTTGTGCTCCTGGAACTGGTGAATATATTTCATTTAGACGATTCGCTCTGTTTGCACCAACCCCTCCTGGCTTACCAGTTAATGCAATTCTTTTTGCTCCACCAAGTTGTTCTATTAACGATGGCGGAAGCGTTGCTGTAAATTCATCATCCATTGCACCAATAGAAAGTGGTGTTGGAACTTGTTCTGGCAACACATCTATTTGATATAAGCCAGCGTTGCCATCAGGTGTTAAAACATTTAAATGCTGCTTACCAAGGTAGTGTGCTGCCATTTTTGAAGATAAGCTCCAATTATTGCCAAGCCTGTCAAATGGTTTGGTAGCTTTAAACAGAGCAACCTTAGTTCCTGGAGGTAATCCGTGTGCTTGGGCATAAGCTTTATTTGCAGCCTTAATAAAGTCTGTTGGGACAAGGTTTTCAACATCATATCTGTTAGGTTGTCCTTGTCCATGACTTCTTAGTTTATCTAAAAAGTCTTGCTCTGACATTCCCTTAACAGATTCATCACCTTGTTTAGTCAAAATAGAATATGCTTTGCTCCAATAATGATGATAAGCTTTTGAAAGGTCTGTTGTTGGTGTTCGCCCAAGGATAACGGGTGCGTTAATATTTGACTCGCCACCACCCAAAACCATTTCTGGAACAGCTCTTCCATCTTGTTGGGCAAATTCAAGAGCTTTTCCTTGTAGATTTCTAAGAATTGTTTTACTTGCTTTAGATGGACCAACAATTAAAGGTTGAGCAATATTGGCAGGTGTGGGTGTTGGTAAATCAGCTGACCCTGTATTGGGTTGTATTCTATTACCACTTTTAGAAAGTCCACTAAATAATCCTTTAGGAATAATGTTAGAAAAAAGTTTTCCAATACCACCAGCAAGTTTACCTGCAAGACCTCCAAACCTAAATCCTGGAATTAGTTGGTCTTCTGCAAACCTTCCAGCATTTAGTGCATCAAGTGTACTTACCCCATATTTCTTAACAGATTTTGCTTTAACTACATACTCTCCATTTGAAAGTAGTGCGGGTATAGAATCAGAAGTAGGAGTTCCAGCACCCCTAATCATTCCACCAGTAGCTGCATGTACACGGAACTGAGCAATTCCTTGATTCTTGTCTACATGTATAATCTCAATTGTTCCAGTTTTCTTTGGGTTTAATATATCGTCTGTTACAACAGCAGGAATATCTCCAAATGGGCCAACCTGAACTATATCTCCAGCTTTTAATGTTCTACCATTATTAGCAAATTTCACTAATCGTGTTTGAAATATACCATCTTCTAAAAGCTTTTTTTCTCCAGTTTTTTGATCTCTTGTAGTTTGATTTCCTGTTGGTCCGCCTATTTTATCGGTATTCTTTGGTGCTGGTGTATCTGTTGCCTGGCTTCCTAGATCTTTTGGTTCGGGAATATCAAATCCACCTGGCCCAAGTCCATCTATTATTTTAGTTGCTGCTGCATCCATTGCATCTGATTGAGTTGCAGCTGAAGCATTAATTGCATCAACCAGTTCATCATTTTTTAGCTGTAGAGCATCTATCTGATCTTGCAGTGCATCAGACTTTGCTTGAAGTTTAGCTTTTTCTGTTTCCTGGTTAAACTCTACAGTGTTCTGAGTCTTTTCTTGCAAAAGGCTTGCTGCACCAATATAGTCTCCTCTTATTTTTGCTTCAACAATGCTTTTATCTAGTGACCTTTGCTTATCAAGATAATCATTTTGTCTTTTAATTTCACTAGTTATTTTTTCTTGTTGTTTAATTTGATCATCTATTGCTTTTTTCTTTTTCTTTAATAGATCAATTTGTTTCTTTGATGCAGCTGTTTCTTTTTCTAATTCTTGATATGCCTTAGTTTCAGTTACATTGGTACCAGAAAGCTGCTTAAAGTAGTTGTCATTAAACTCTTTTGCTTTTTCCATTATGTCTTTTATGTTTGTGTCTGATGTAATCGTTTCTCTAAAACCACGAGTTGCTGTTGCAAGAAGATAAGCTATCTGTTCTCCTTGTATTCCAGGTATTCTTTCTAAAGCTGTTACTGATTGTGCAGCTTCAGTATTGCCTACTCCTAAAAATGCATTACGCATTGCATTTATAGATTGTGCAGCAGTTAAACCTGCTGCTGAAATTCCATCTATAATTGCCGTCATATCAGTCAAAGATGTACTATTGGAAGCAGCTCCAACTAGTTGGATAAGACTAGTGCCTAAATTTGCTGAATTGCTTGCAGCAGCTTTTAGTGTTATAGTTATTGCCTCAGTTTGAGATTTAAGATTAATAAAAGATGACCCAATCATAGAAAGCTTATTAATAGAGCCTAAAATTAAATCTAATTGTTTTTGAGCTTGATCTGGCTTAAGCTGTCCTAAAGCAACTTGTGTTGTAATAAATGCTTTAGCTATCTCATTAATTTTGTCTGGATTGTCTTCATCTTTTAATCCCTCAATTAATTGCTTTAATGGATTATCTTCTGGAAGTGATTCAACAAGAGAAATAAATCTAGATAATTCTTCATTTGTATAACCAAAAGATTGTGCAAGACCATCTGATGCCCCTTTAGCTCTTAGTATAGAAGATGAAAGAGATCCCATTTTAATTGTTGTATCAACAACCTTATTACCAAAGAATGTTGCTACATCTGCACTTGATTTAAACGTTGCCTCATTCATTGCCTTTAGCTGTTTTTGCTTTTCTATTAAAGCGCTAACTGCAGATGTAATTGTTCCAATTGTTGCACCAATTGCCATTCCTGGTGGGCCAAAGAACATACCAAGATTTGCTCCTGCTAATCCTCCTTGTACTATTCCTTTTCCGCCAAAATCTGGAAGCATTGAAAGTCCCATGTTGACTCCCATGAGACCCATTCCTCCACCAAAAGAGTTCATTCTTCCACTAATATTTTTTGCTCTATCAGCTACTCCTTGAAACCTGCTTGGTTGTGTGACAATAGGATTGTTAGAGTTTGGTGGTGTGCCAGGGCCTGGTGGTGTTCTAGGGCCTGGAGGAACAATTGGTAGTATTCTCATGCCTGGTTGTGGCGTTGCACCGATTGGTGCAGGTCCTTGAGCTCTTGTAGCTACTCTACGTGCTCTTCCACTTTGTGTAGCACCATCAACTAATGATGAACCAACTTGTCTACCAGCAGCCTTTGCATCATCATTAAGTTCTGCAACGCCAGAAACAAATCCAGTTGCTGTATCATTTCCTAGCTGTCTTGTTTTTCTAGATGGTGAACTAATATCTAATACTGTCTTAACTTCTTCTTCTACCTCTTTAGGCATCCTAGAGAAGAATCTTCGCACTCTTGCTCTAACAGCTTTCATTGTAAATTTATCTGCTTCTACATTCATTGATGGATCAACACTTCTATTTTTATAAGATGATCCTGATGCTAATGGTAATCCAGCAACAGTAGTTCCTCTTGCTGCTTCTGGAACAGGAACTCTAGGAAAAGACTCTCTTCCAGATCCAGACACAGATGGGTACATAATTGTAGAAACTCTTTTAGCATCTGCAAAAGCTGTCTTAACTGCTGCAGAAGTATTTTTTCCAACAGCAAATATTTCTGTTTCCAATGCGTCACTGATAATTCTTTCAAAATCATCTTGAGTAACAACTACACCTCTATAGGCTGCAGATTTTAGTGCTTTTCCAACTGCAGTTCCAAATCTAAGTAGGTCTGGGTGATTTGGATCAAGTCCTGCTTGTGCAGCTATGTCTGCAGTAAATCTTGTTCTATTTTGACCTATCCACTGTGCACCTTCTGCTCCAGTCATTCTGTCTTGATTAAATCCAGCTGGCATTGGGAATACCATATTGCTAAGTCCAGTTACTGGACCACCACTTCTGCCTGCTAATCTAGATCCAAAAGTAGTTCCTGTTTCTAGTTGTTCAAGTGCCATAACTTGCTCTGGGGTTAGGGTAGTTTTAGGCAACCCATGAGCCATTACAGCTCCTGCATTTCCACTAAAAGCTTGTTGTTTTGCAAAAGTACTTCTTGCCAAATCTGTTACTGGAGAAAGGGCTGTTTTAAGCTTTCCAGCTGTTATTTTTGCACTGCCTTCAAGTCCTGAAGCAAGTTTGTCTAAAGCTTGAAATATTACATCATCAATATTTTCTATTACTCCACTTAAACTTTGTGCTTCTGCAATAATTCTTTGTATAGAAGGAATTGATCTTTGTGAAACTGGAAACTCTCTTCCGCCAAAAGAAAATACTCCAGGAGTTCCATCTTCTTTTCCAAATTCATATTCAGGGATATTTCCTGCAATCATTGCATTAATAAGTGGACCATACTTTTTACTCATTGCTGTTGGTATTACTGTTTCTCCAGGCATTAGGAGTGCTAGTTCTGAATCTTTATTTCCTGTACCGCCAACGGTTATTGGTCTTCCATCTGCGAACTTTGAAATTGGTCCACGAGTAAGCGGTGGACCTACTGGTACAAATTGTGACTGAGCAGCAATAGCTCTTTGATATGCACGTGTTAATGCATTAACTGCTGTTGCCTCAGAGGTAAATGTTTGTGCAAGCTTTGTGTGAACCTGATCAAGAGATGCTGCAACCGCTGCTGCATTTCTTTGTTCAGTAGTCATATACTGAACTTCAGTTCCTAATGTTGCAGTTGATCTTCCAGTTCTGTTAAATGCTGATTTTAAAAATGCAAAAAGTTTAATCATATTTGCAAGACCGTTCATGACTAAACCAACTGTCATTAATAATACTGGTCCAAGGCCTGCAACTAACCCAGTAATTACAACTATGATCTTTTTAGTGTTGTCGCTTAAACCCTCAAACTTACTTAAGATCTTTGTAATAAATTCAGCAATTGGTGTTACTGCTTTTAAGAATTGTTCTCCAAGTGGAATTAACGACATCTTAAGATTTTCAATAGCACCTTTAAACTTATTCATAGCAGACTCTGAGGTCATGCCCAATTCTTTTTCTGATAGTGTTGCAAGTTCTTGTACTGATGCTCCAGCTAGATCAAGAACACGAGATGCTTGAGTTCCTTCTTTTGTTACGTTTGCAAATAGTGTGGAAAGACGAGAGAACTGAAACTTTCCAAACATCTGCTCAATAGCCTGCGCTCTATTAAGAGGATCAAGCTGATTTAGTGCTGTAGCAAATTCAACAACAGTTTTCTTTAAATCACCCTTATTGTCTACAACAATTTTCTTTGCGTTAATACCAAAACTTAAAAGCATGTCATTTGCTTTTCCAGTTGGATTAATTAAAGATGCAAGACCAGACTTAAGTGCGTTAGCACCTTCTGATGCATTAATTCCACCTTCTTTCATTGCTGTCATTAAGAAGGCTAAATCTTTTACATCTCCACCAAGTTGTTGAACAATCGGAGCTGCTTTTGGAATAGCAGTTGATATATCATCAAGGGATAATACTGTTTGGTTTTCTACTGCGTTAAGAAAGTCAATTGATTCCGCAAGATTTTCAGAAGACATTGAAAAAGCATTTTGTAATGAAATTGTTGTTTCAAGTGCTTTTTGACTTTCTACTTGGCCAAGGATGGAAAGCCTTGTTGCTGCAGTTGTTTGTCTTTGCAGATCAACACCCTTAAAGCCAGCTGCTGCAGCCTCTGCTGCTAATCCAACAGTAGTTGAGACTGCAATTCCATATTTAGTAAACTCTTTGCCAAGCTCTTGAATATCTTTTAATGCTTGTTGTGATTCTCCAGTTGGTGTAAATAAATCTCCATAAACCTTCTTAAATCTAATTGCTTGTGTTTCCATGTCCATGAAGGTTTTTGCAGCAGCTGAACCAACTGCGATAAGTGGCAAAGTAAAACCAACCATAAGCTGGCGTCCTGCCCATTGGGTATTTTTACCAAAGTTAAGAAGGTTAGTTGAACCTTGTTTTAAAAGCTGATTGAATATTGCTTGCTTTTGAGCAGCTATCTGTGTTCTTGTTGCTAAATCATTCATGTCAAGGGCTAGAGGTCTAACAGCAATTGCCTTCATTGCTCCGCTAGCATCACGGCCTAGACGTATGTATTGTGTTTGTAAGTCTTTTACGTTTTCTCTTGCTACCTTATTTATGGTATCGTGTTCAGTCTTAAACAATCTACCGAAAGTTTTTGTTGCACCTCCAGCGTATCTAAAATACTCTCCTAATGAGAATTTATTTTTTTCTAGGCTACTAGTAAAAGATTCAGTAGTAGTCCTTATTGTTCTTATTCCTGCTGAAAACTGACCAGTAGCATTTACTGAATTAATTAGTGTTTGTTGAAGCTGGGTAGAAACTGCATTAGCTGCAGCTCCGCCCTTAGCCATTGAGGAATGAAAGGCTGATATCTGTCTCTGTAAGTTTTTGATACTGGCAAGTGCCTGAGTAGTATCAATACTTACTTGAATATTAGACTGAGTATCAGCCATTCACTATACCTCTTTATTTAGTTATTATTCATTACCGCTGAACATTGATGCTGCATCAGAAATCTTAATTCCTGAAGCTACTTCAACAATCTCATAAACGGTAGGCAAATCAATGTTCTCTTCAAGTACTGAAATGTCTGTAGCTAGCTCTGGCTTATATTGCTCCATTGCAATTAGAACACATTCCATTAGTAGGTCAATAGACTTCTCATTGTCGTCTACTACTGCTGCAATACCCTCAAACTTTTTCATAAACTTTCGTAAAAGTGAAATCTTAAGCGGTCTTAAGGTTATTTCTGTACCATCAATTA